TGTCGCTCTGTCTCGCCGAAGAAGACGAAGGATTCCGGCCACAACCGTCATGACTTGCCGCGATTAGAAACGGTCGTGACGGATTCGGTCGGGTCGCATGGGCTGTCAATTGTGGAATGGGCGCGCGAACATCTCGACGTAGAAATGATGCCCTGGCAGCGTCACGTTTTGGCGCAACAGTTTGCGTATCGACGCGACGGCCGCTACTGCAACCGCACGACGCTGATATCGACCGCGCGTCAACAGGGCAAGTCAGTGTGCATCGCTGCGTCGATTGGGTGGCTGATGACCGACTACGCGAAACAGCAAAAAAAGCCGTTCAAAATTGTGACGTTCGCGCACCGCCTGGACATGGCTGTCGCAATGTTTCAGGACCTGGCCCCTGTGCTTGAAAAAAAATTTGGCGCGACACCTACCTGGTCATATGGCCGCACCGAAGTCCGCCTGGGCAACGCGCGCTGGATTGTCAAAGCCGCACGGCCGGCAGCCCCACACGGACTTAGCGGCGTTGACGTCCTAATTGGTGACGAATTATGGGGCGTCGACACCGACACGCTGGACATCGGATTCATGCCGACACAACGCGCAGTTGACAACCCGCTAGCGATGTTCTATTCGACGGCCGGCACTGAAGAATCAGTGGCAATGCTGCGATGGCGCGAAGCCGCACTACGCGGCATCGACACAGGCGAACACGTCGGCATCTATTTGGCGGAATGGTCACCGCCGCCGGAACTGGACCCGCTAACCCCCGAAGCCTGGGCGTACGCCAACCCTGCGCTGGGCCACACGATACGCATGGAAGCCCTGGAAGCCGAATCGCACGCACCGAACCGCGCAGCATTCCTACGGTCATCAGTCAACTTGTGGACGCAGACAGATTCGTCCTGGCTGATGCCTGGACTGTTCCAGGAACTGCGCGCCAAATCACCGCCGCAACCTGGCGGCGTCCTGGCTGTCGAAGTCAGCATGGACGACGGCCGCTACTGCGGCGTACGCGTCAACGTCAACAGCGACGGCCAACTAACTGCGACCATCGGATTCATGGTCGACAGCATTGCCGCCTGTTGGGACGCCGTACAAAAACAGATAGACGCCAACCCTGGCGTCGTCCTGGCCATCACGCCGACGCTTGACGTGTCATGCCCGACGCAGCTGCAACGCCGCCGCATCATCGTCGGCTATCAGGAAATATGCCGATACACGGCAGTCGTCAAACAAATGCTGCAGGAACGCAGACTGTGGCACACCGGCGAAACAATGTTGGCGGAACACGTCGGCCGCGCTGTCGCCGTACGCACAACCGGCGCAATTGCGCTGTCATCGACGAAATCGCCAGGGCCGATAGAACTGGCACGCTGCCTAGTGTGGGCGGCCGGCATCGGGTCGCGTCCCGCACCGAACGTCAAACGGCCGGTCATTGGCATCGCAAGACAACAGCGCGTCGCCTAATATCTAAGTCATGGGATTATTCAGCCGCGCCGACAAACATGACGACGCTGTCGTCAAAGCCGCCGCAGGCGCAGCCGGCAACCCGCTGGTCGGCAACTTCATCAACTACACGACCGGCACGGACCGCACCATTGCGCTACGCAACCCGACCATCAGCCGCGCACGCGACCTAATCTGCGGAATGATTGGCTGCCTAGAAATTGAACAGTACGGCCGCGTGTGGAACGGCGACGAATACGAATACGTCGACCTACCGCCGGACACCTGGTTCCAGAATCCCGACCCGAACGTGACGCGTAATTTCATCATGTCATTCACGGCCGACGACCTGATTTTTTACGGTCGCGCATTCTGGGTCGTCACCGCGCGCAACGCCGCAGGATTCCCCACAGGTTTTACCTGGATACCTGCAGCCGACGTCACGACATGGGACCAGGCAGGCCCACAATGGTGGGGGCCGTCATCGCAAATTTATTTTCAGGGCATTCAACTAAAGACCGACGACGTTGTGCAATTCCTGTCGCCGATTCCAGGGCTGCTGTTCACAGGTCAACGCGCCATCAACACAGCGTCACGCCTGGACATGGCAGCCGAACGATTCGCCACGATGGAAGTGCCGGCCGGATACTTGAAACAAACATCCGGCGAACCTATGTCCGGTCAGGAACTGGCCGACCTGGCAGCTGCATGGTCCGAAGCACGACAAACGTCGAGCGTCGCCGCGTTGAACGAATACGTCGAATGGCGCGAATCAAACATCGACCCCAGCAAATTGGAACTGGTCAGCGCACGCACCTACCAAGCGTTAGAACTGGCGCGCATCGCAAACATTCCGCCGTACCTGGTCGGCGCACCAACCGGCAGCGGCATGACATACCAAAACGCGCAACAGGCACGCCAGGACCTGTACCTGTTCGGCGCGAAACCTTACATCGACTGCATCGAACAAACCTTGTCGCTGAACAGTGTGACGCCGCGCGGCCGCTACATAAAACTAGATGTCGATTCCTACCTAATGGAAAACGACATATCTGGCCCTGTGGGCGCACTGCCCGCGCCTGCGGGGTCGGGTACGTCCGTGTCACCTGGGCAACCGATAGCGGATTGATATGCCGTATTACGTCACCGACGAAATGGAAGACTGCGCCGGCTGGGCAGTCATCACCGACACCGGCGAAATAGTCGGTTGCCACCTAGAAAAACAGGACGCCGTCGACCAAATGGTCGCCGTGTCAATTGACGAAGGCATTGAACCAGGCGGCGAAATCACCGAAGACGACGACGACATGAAATCCACCAAACCGACAACCGCGAACGCCTACGCTGGTCGCATGATTATTTTGACCGCAGGCAAAGTGCAGCTGCAGGCCGGCTACGGCATGGACGAAGAAGACGAAACAAAAAAGGCGGCCGCACCGCGCACCATTAGCGGCGTCGCAGTGCCGTACAACGTCGAAGCCACCGTCAGCGGCGGCGAACGCGTCAAATTCCTGCCAGGCAGCCTGCCCACCGAAGGCAAAGCCCCCCGACTGCTGGAATCGCACGACGCCAACCGCATCGTCGGCATCGTCACCGCACGCGAAGAAACCGCAGACGGAATGCGCTACACGGCCCGAATCAGCGCAACGAAAGCCGGCGACGACGTCATCGAACTCATCAAAGACGGCGCACTAGACGCAGTCAGCGTCGGCGTCGACCCTGTAGACGCACAGTACGACGACAACGGCGTCCTGGTCGTTAGCAAAGCCACCTGGCGCGAACTATCCATCGTCGCCGAACCTGCGTTCCCTAATGCCACCATTGACAGCATTGCTGCTGCTAAAGTCGAATCAACCGAAAGCGAGACAACAATGAACACCGAAGTCACCGCAACCGAAAAGCCTGCCGAAGCACCGAAGGCCCCGATTTGGGCCGAAGCAAAGCGCGTGCCTGGACGTCTGCCCAGCGCGAGCGAATGGATTTCTGCATTCGTGCGCGGCGGCGAACAGTTCGCTGCAGTAAATCGCATGATTGCCGAACATCAGGCGTATCACAACCCGCTTGAAGCCGCAGCCGGCGACCAGACAACTGGCGACCAGTTGGGCCTTTTGCCGATTCCGGTCGTCGGACCTGTGTACACGAACATCAACTACCTGCGCCCTGTCGTCACCGCCATCGGCGCACGCGCGATGCCGTTGGGCAGTGGCAAAGTGTTCATCAGGCCAGAAATCACGACGCACACCAGCGTTGCGCAACAGTCGTCGGAATTGTCGGGCCTTTCGTCGACGACGATGGTCGTCACCGACAACCAGGTGACGCGCTTGACGTTTGGCGGCACTGCACTTGTGTCCGAACAGTCGATTGACTGGACCGACCCGAACAGCGTCAACATTTTGCTGCAGGACATGGCCGGCCAGTACGCCGACGCAACCGACAATTACGCAGCCGACCAGTTGCGCAGCAATTCCACCGACCAGGGAACCTGGGCAGGTACGGCCGCGTCAATTCTTTCTGAGATTTACGCAGCGGCGCAGCTCATCGCGGCGAACACCAACGTGCTGCCGACGCACCTGTTCGTTGACCCAGAAATGTGGGCCAAACTGGGCGGACTTGTGGACGGCAGCAACCGCCCACTGTTCCCGACCGTCGGACCGTTCAACGCTGCCGGTCAGCAAAACGCCGCGACGTGGAACGGCAACCCGCTGGGCCTGACGATGGTCGTCGACAAAAACTTCACCGCAAAAACCGCCATCGTCGGTTGCGCGGCCGGTCAGTTTGCTGGATTCGAAATTTACGAAAACCAGCGCGGCATCATCGCCATCGACAAGCCAGAAGTGTTGGGACGCCAGATTTCATTCAGGGGCTATTTCGCCACCCTGATGATTGACGCCACGAAGTTCCGCCGCTTTACCTACGCCTAGTCGGACGGTTGCCTAATGGCGACCTACACAACAACGCACGCGCAAGTCAACGACAACGTCGGCGTCATTGCGACGCTTACTTCAACACCTATTGAAGTAGGCAACACGATTTCGCTGTCAGGTTTCGGCCTGGGGTCGCCGTTCAATGGCAGCGTCGTCGTCACCGCCATACCGCAATTTGAATTCATCGGCGTTGACGACGAAGGCGACTACGTCTACAACGACGCAGTGCGCATCCAAAACCAAATCGCGTTCGCGTTGACGACCGCCGACATCGTCCGATATCCAGTCACAGGCACAGTCACGTTCACACCGACTTGCACTTGGGTCAACAAAGCCGACGTCGAAGACTGGCTGGGATTTACCGTCACCGTGCCATCATCCGACAACGACCTGCTAACGATATGCGTCGCGGCCGGCAACCAGTTCGCCTGGCGACGCCGCCAGGAAGCCGGCTATTTTGACAGCCTGACGACAGTCCCCAGCGAAGACGTACGACTAGGCACGATTATTTACTGCGGATACCTGTTCAGGCAACGCGGCAGCGCAACCGAAAACTACGCCGCATACGACCCGCTAGCAACGTCGGGGCCGATAGGCGGGTCATTCATTGAAGTGCTGCGCCTGCTGGGCATCAACAGGCCGGCCATCGCATGAGCGACATTTTCAATGGCGGATTCGATGACCTGGTCGCCAAACTAGGCACTATCACCGGCCTGCCGGTCACCGTGTCGAGCGACCCGCGCAACATCAACCCGCCATGCGTCTACGTCGACGCGCCGACATTCCTGATGCACACGAACACCGTGCCGCAAATGGATTTCACCGTCAAAATATTGGGCGTCGGACCAGGCGACCGCCGCACCCTGGGCAAGCTGCTGCAACTGGCCGACCTGATACGCGCAGCCAACATCGGATTACTGGACGGACGCCCTACAGTCACCAGCCTGGGCGGTCAGGATTATGCGTCGTACGACCTGACGATACGCACTAAAGTCGTGTCATGACATATCGCGTGCTACGACCGTTCGCCGGCCACCAGGTCGGGGCCTTGACCGACCTGGTCGGCCACAACATCGAATACCTGACCGGCGCAGGATTCATCGAGCGCGCAGACGAAACGGATGACGCAAAACCCGAACAGAAATCTGCTAGAACTGTAAGCAAGAAACGGAAGGACTAAACACCATGTCGACGACTACCTACCTGTCAAACCCGCAATTCAACGTCGGCGCAGCCGTCGGCAGCAAAGTCGACCTGACCAACCAGTGCAAGTCCGCAGTGCTGACCCGCACCATCGAAGCCCTGGAATCCACCGCATTCGGTTCCACCGAACGCGTCTACACCGCCGGCCTGGGCAACCATCAACTGGTCGTCACCCTGCTGATGTCGTACCCTGCATCCGAAGCGTACGCAACGCTTGCGCCACTTGTCGGCACGCAGTGCTACGTCGACCTGAAGCCGACCAGCGCAACGACCAGCGCAACCAACCCGCTGATTTCGTTGACAAATACCTACCTGGAATCGTTGGACGTCGTCAACGCGAACCTGGGCGAACTGTCCGAAGTGCAAGTCACGTTCATCGGCGGAACTTACGCAGCTGCGACAGGAACCTGAAATCAAACACCATAGAAAGGGCAGGCTATGAAACTGCAACTAGAAGTCACGCACGCAGGCACGACACAACGATGCGAAACATCGCTGCAAGTCCTGGTCGAATGGGAACGCAAATACAAGAAACGCGCAGGCGACCTGGCCGCAGGTTTCGCGCTGGAAGACCTGGCATTCATGGCCTACGCCAGTTTGAAACGTGCCGGCCAAACGGTCGGCGATTTCGAATCGTGGCTGCAGAAACTGGACGACGTACAAGTGCTGGGCGGCGAAGACTCAAACCCTACGGTCGCGGCGGATACCGCCGCCAACTAGCGGAACTATTACTGCGAACAGGATTCTGGCCGGACGGCGTCGAATTCGATACGCGTGACCTGGCGACCGTCATGGACGTCGCCGAAAAACAATCTAGGCGACGCTGATGCCTGTCTATGCAAGTGTCGAAGTCGTCGGCCTGAAAGAAGCCCTGAAAGAACTAAACAGGTTCGACAAAAAATTGCGCCGCCAGATAACGCGCGACTACAAACAAATAACGCAACCGATAGAACAGGACGCGAAAGCCGAACTGAACCGCATCGGCGACAAACCGCCGCTGTCGGGCTGGGGTCGCGCATGGAACCCCGCCAAAAAACGCGCACCATTTGGCGGCCGCAAAATCAAAGACGCCTGGGCGAAAGTCGAAGCCGAAGAAAGACGCCAACAGGCCATCGCCACCGGCGGCGTGTTCCCCTGGGATACCGACGCAGCCAAACGAATGGTCAAAGCAAAAATCAACACGAAACAGCCGCGCGAATTCGCAGGCAAAATGCAGAACCTGCAAATCTTCACGCTGTCGTGGCTGGGCGCAGCAAACGAAGTGTTCGAAATGGCCGGCCGCGAATCATCAGGCAAAACTGAACAAGGCAAACAAATGATTCAAGCATTGAACGCACGCTGGGGTCAACCAGGGCGCGTGCTGTGGAAGGCGTACGACAAAAACCGTGACGTCGTCGACAAAGAAATGCGCGCATTAGTTGAACGCGTCATGGCGGCCGTCAACCGCACCGCCGTATTCAGCGAACGCGGCGAAGTAAGGTAGACGCATGGCTGTCACGATTCCATTCGTCACACAGTTCAACGGCAAAGGCATCCAGCGCGCCATCAAAGAATTCAAATCGCTAAACAGCAACATCGACCGCGCCAGATTCCTGACGCGCCGCCTGCTGATACCGGCCACAGTCGCCCTGACAGGCGTCACCGCCGTCCTGGGCAAACAACTGTTCGACGCAGCCAGGGCAGCTGCAGCCGACGAAACCGCACAAAAACTATTGGCGGCCGCCCTAGAAAAATCCACAGGCGCCACCGACGACCAAATCAAACGCACCGACCGCATGGTCGACCAGTTGCAGCGCGCGACCGGCGTCGCCGACGACGAACTGCGGCCGGCCCTGGCGAATCTGGCGCGCGCCACAGGCAACCTGACCGAAGCACAATCGCTGCTGCAATTGGCGTTGGACGTGTCGGCAGGCAGCGGCCTGTCACTGGAATCCGTACAACAAATTCTTATCAACGCCATGCTGGGCAATTACAAAGGCCTGAAACAGTTGGGCATCGAATTCGAATCGACAGGCGACAAGACAAAAGATTTCCAGACAATTACGCAACGACTGGCCGACCTGTTCGGCGGCGCAGCCAAAACCCGCGCCGAAGGATTCGAAGGAATGCTGCAACGCCTGCGCATCGCCTACGACGAAATAGTTGAACGCATCGGATACGCCGTACTGCCATACCTGCAACGATTCGCCGACTTCGTCCTGAAGGCAGTAGTACCGGCCGTTGAACAATTTATTACAAGCCTGCAAGCCAAACGCGGCCTGCGCGGCGCATTCGAAGACGGCATCGCCGCAGCCGGCCCATTCGGCGCAGCCCTGGTCAGGGTATTCGGACAAGTCACCGACGCAGCCCTGACGTTCGTCTACAACCTGATAGTCGCATACGAAACGTTCGCAGCCATCCAGACAGCCATCAAAGGCCTGGCAGGCGGCCTAAAAACCGCCGCGTTTGACTTCGCTAAAGTCCTGGGCGCAGCTGCCGCCGCGTATCAGGTCAGGCAACTGCGCGACGAATCAAATGCCTATTTCGCATCCCTGGCAGCAAATATGCCGACCCTGGAAGCATTCCACCGCACGGCCGCCGGCACACCTGAACCCCTGGGCCGGACCGCCGACCAACTAGAACGCATCGCACAACGAACAAAAGATGCCACCCCCGATTTGACCGGCCTGGGGACAGGCCTGGACAAAGTCGCCCAGGCCGCAGGCAAAGCCGCAGACGCGCTACGCGACCGCATGGCGCAAGCCCTGGACGACGCCAAAGACCGCCTACGCGACGCCCAGGACGCATTCAACGACTTCAAAGACGAAATCAAAACCGCAATCACAGGCGTCATCGACTTCGGCGACGCCGCACAAACCAGCGCAGAACGCGGCGGCGTCACATTCTTCGACGCCCTGCAGGAACAGGCCGACAAGGCTAAAGAATTCGGCAGCCTGGTCGACCAACTGTTGGCAGCCGGCCTATCGCACGAAGCCCTGCAGCAAGTCATTGACGCAGGCCAGGAAGCCGGTTCATTCATCGCACGCGAACTACTAAAGTCAAGCGAAAACATCCTGCGCGCCAACAAACTGGTCGAAGAAACGACAGCAATCGCCGACGCCATCGCCGCAAACGCCGCCAACAAGTTCTACGCCGCAGGCGTAGCGAATGGCGAAGCGTACGTCAAAGGCATCGAAGAAGCCATCAAAGCCGCCGAAAAACGCCTGGCAGCAAAAGGCCTACGACCCGCCGACGTCAAAGGCATCGGCGCATCATTCGACGCAACCGTCGCCGGCCTGGCGCAACCCATTGCAGGCACGTCAATGGCCCCCGCCGTCATACCATCCCCGACCAGCGTCACCGTCAACACCGTGACAGCACCCGCCAACCTGGGCGACGTCATCGTTGACGCGCTACGCGACTACAACCGACGCAGCGGCCCCCTACAGCTGCAAATCGAATAGACCATGCCGGCAACAGTCGTAGATTCCGGCACATACACATTCGAAGTCGACAGCGGATTCGACTACGGTTCGTTTCGTTTGGACGACGCCACCAAAGGCGTACTGAATAACACGACCTACAAATTGGGGCCGAACACGTCCTACGTCGACCTGTCGCAATACGTCAAACAAATCACCTACAGGCGCGGCCGCCGCCGCACCGTCGACCAATTTGGGGCAGGCACAATGACGGTCATCGTCGACGACCAGTTGGCCGGCGGCATCCTGAACCCGCTGGACGACGGCAGCCCCTATTACGACACAACCGACGACTACTTTGGACTAGAACCAGGCCGCCGCGTCCGCCTATCCCGCCAGGTATCAGGCAGCCCCGAATACCTGTTCATCGGCACAATCGTGACCTACGACTACAAATACGAACTGGCCGGCAACGACGCCGTCAGCATTCAATGCGCCGACGACTTTTATCTGTTGGCGCAAACCATCCTGGACGAATGGAACGTCACAGCCGAAATGACAGGCGCACGCCTGAATTCGCTGCTGGACCTGCCCGAAGTCGACCTGTTCGACCCCATTGAACGCGACATCAGCACCGGCACAGTCAACCTGGGCCACGCATCCGCCTACACAGTCCCCGCAGGCACGAACGCCCTGGCATACGCCCAGCAAATAGAACAAACCGCCGAATACGGCCGCCTGTTCATGTCACGCGACGGCGTGTTCACCGCCACCGACCGCATCGGCAACACGCTGTCGGCCCCGACCGTCACGTTCAGCAACGACGGCATCGAAACCCCATACAACGACCTGTCAATTGACTTTGACGGCAGTGACGTCACGAACCGCGTCGTCGTCACCGCCCTGGACGGCGACACCGCTACCGCAACCGACACAGCAAGCGTGGCCGACTACGGATACAGAACGTTCAGGGTTGACAACAGCCTGCTGCACGAAACCGCAGAAATCAGCGCATTCGCCAGCTATTTGCTGGAACCGTTCCCCGAACCGCTGTTCACCAGCGTGCAGTCATCATTCCTGGCCTGCACAACCGGCCAACGCGACGACCTGACAATCTTGGACATTGGCGACACAGTAGAAATCACCGCGCTGATACCTGGACAGAATACGAACACGACACAGGAATCCGCCGTCGAAGGAATCGAAGCGACCATAGATTTCAGGCGCGGCCACACGGTACGCATTTACACCAGCCCGACCGTCATTGTGTACCTGTTCAAACTGGACGACCCTGTTTATGGAACACTAAACACGCCGACAAATGTTCTAGGCTAATGACATGACTTTCCCTGTCTTTGCCAGTGGCGACGTATTGAATGCGTCCGATATGAACGCAGTCGGCCTGTGGCTGGTAAAATCACAGACAATCGGCATTGCAGTCAGCAGCGTCACCGTCACCGGCGCATTTAGCAGCGACTATGACAACTACAGAATCATCGTCAGCGGCGGCGTCGCCTCAACTAATAACAACTTGATTTTGACATTGGGCAGCACCACAACCGGTTATTACCGATGGGTCGTCTACGGAAACTACAACGCAACAACACCCCTTGGCGGAGGTGGAACGAATGTCAGCGGATGGGAAAGCAGCGTCTACGGCACCACTGACAATCTGCACGGAGTCATGGATTTATTCGGGCCGAACTTGGCGAAAACTACGCAATGGGTCGACACAGTAGTCGAAGCCAGAACAACAGGTCTGGTCGGATTTCAAGGCGGCTACCTTAACAACACGACGCAATACACCGCGTTCACTTTTACAACCAACACCGGCACGATTACTGGCGGCACCATCAAGGTGTACGGCTACCGCAACTAGGGGACACCATGACATACAAAGTTCAAATCAACGACGAAATCCGAAACGCCACCGCCGACGAAGCGGCACGCATCGACGCGCAACGCGCCGAAGCCGAAGCGCAAGCCGCCGCCGCTGACGCTAAGGCCGCCGCGCTCGCATCAGCGCGCGCCAAATTTGCCGCATTAGGACTAAACGAAAATGAAATCGCAGCCATCATCGGGGCATAACGTGGACAAACAGGCACAACTACAAACAGCCGACCAAACACTAAAAGGCGCAATCATCGGCCTGGTCACCTATGTCGCATACAAATACGACATGGATATGCAACTAGTCGCCCTAGCCATTCCTGTCGTATCAGGCCTACTGGCGTACATCTCGACGCTGGTCGGCAACAAAAAAACCGCGTGCCTGTTCGTAGCAAAAGACGACGACCAAACAAAATGACGCCCTACGTCGTACCGACGTACCCTGTCGTCAAACACAAACTGCCAGGAACCGAACGCTGGGCCGAACTAGCGCAACTACACAGCGGCGGCGCACTTTGGCCGAACGGTACATGGGTCATACGCGACGTACGCGGCAAAACCGGCCAGGTCAGCAACCATGCGCGCGGCGTCGCAATGGACCTGTCATTCAGACGCATCGAACCGCGCGGCCTGGGCGTCAACGATGGCCGCCGCAAAGCCATCACATTCCTGCAAATCTGTTTGGACAACTGGCGGCAGTTGGGCATTCAATGCGTGCTGGACTACTGGCCGAAAGATTACGGCAGGGGATGGCGATGCGACCGCGTCAACCCCGCCCTACCAAAACCCCACAGCGCAGAAGCCTGGGTCAAATACGCCAAACCGACCATCACCGGCGCACCAGGCGGCGACTGGCTGCACATCGAAATCACCCGCCAAATGGCCGAATCAGCCGCCGACGTGCAACGCGCATTCGACCAGGTATTCACCACAGTGCAACAGTGACCCGCTAGGGTCGGTATCCACAACGACAAGGGCAGGTCAAACATGGAAGAAACATCGACGCAGACAGGCGTCATACTGTACGAAGTATTCGTCGGCGAAATGCCGGACGGTAGGCAAATCATGACGCAAATATTCAGGCGGCAAGGCGACGACCGTTCCATCGTCTGCCAAATCGCATTCAGGGACCACAGCGGCGAAACGTGGGGGCCGCCAGTCAGGCTTGACACGCTGCACAGCGTCAGCGACACCGAAACAGGGCGACCAGCATGACCCTGATAGGCAAAGTCGTCGCCGGCATTGTGGCAGCCCTGTACGGCCTGTTCATGGTCGCCCTGCCAGACGTGACCCCAGAACGCCACAGCCCTGTGCAGACAACCGTCTACACGGCCACCAGCGCGCATTACAGCCCCGCACAGACGACAAACCCCGCGACCCCTGCCACTACACCCCCCCTGCCTGCCGCAGGCGACTGCGACGCCTGGGTCGCCGTCGCCTACGGCATCGGTTGGCCGGCCGCCGCCCTGGACACGCTCGAACTGGCCATGCGCCTGGAATCGGGCTGTAATCCCCAGGCTGTGGGCGACAATGGGGACAGCGTCGGCCTGATGCAGCTGCACTGCCCGACCTGGGCGACACCGAACAGCAACTGGCCCATCGGCTGGACACAGCATTACGGTTTCGGCAACTGCGACGCCCTACGACACCCCATCACTAACCTGCAAGCCGCCCTAGCAATCTGGGAAGGCTGGGCCGGCTCGACGCCAGGCTGGCAGCATTGGCACGCACTGCCATGACATTCCTAGACGTCTGGGTCGTATTCGGCCTGTGCATGGCCCTAGCAATCGTCGCCGTATTCGGACGCAAATGACATGACACCAATCTGGGCAGACTTCGACCAACTGGTATTCGACCTGTCGGACCTGTTGGAACACGAACACAACCACAGCAAAGCCAAAATCATCATGCGCGCACTGTCGTACATCTACTGGCAAAAAACAGTCATTGAAGAAATCAAAGCCGATCGCGCAACGCTTGAAGCAATGCTGCGCGACAAATGACGCAACCAATCATCACCCTGACGCAACCCCGCCTAGACGAACTACGCGTCATGGCACGCCGCCAATACGAACTAGACCCCGACCGGCATCGCCTAGTCATGCAAGGCCAGGGCATCAAAATGCACACCGAAGGCAAATTCGGCCAGGAAGCCGTCGCCGTGTACCTGTGCGTCGACAACCCCGACCGCCTAATGGCGTCAATTGCCGACTTCGCCGCTGACAATGACGTCTACGGCATCCAGGTACGCGCCACAACACACACCTACGGCCACCTGATAACCAAACCAAACGACAAACCAGGCCCCTACGTCCTGGTCACGCTGGAACGCGTCAACTACAACCTGGTACACGCCACACTTCGCGGCTGGGCATGGCTGCACGAATGCAACATCGACGCGCGATGGCGAACACACGGCCCGAACGGCCAACTACTGCCCCGCAGCTGCTACATGACGCCACAATCCGCGCTACACCCCATAGATACCGTGCCGATACCGAATCAACTGAAAGGGCAGTAATGAGTTGGGACCTGAAAGACTACGTCGACGTACCGGCACGACTAAAAATGTTGGCCGAAAGATTTCCCGACGTACGCATCAAAGAAGACGCGCCGCGCATCATCACCATCGGCGACAAAACATACATCGAAGTCAAAGTCACCGCATGGCGCACACCTGACGACACGCTGCCGGCCGTCGCGCACTGCTGGGAACCGTTCCCTGGCACGACGCCATACACACGCGACAGCGAACAAATGAACGCAGCCACATCCGCCCTGGGCCGGTTGTGCGCCATCATGATGCCTGGCGCATTCGCAAAGACCGCGTCAGCCGACGAAGTGTTCCACCGCGCAGGACCGCCCCGCAACTTCGTACCGAAATCGAAGACGCCAGTGCCGCCGGTCGGCGGCCCAGACCCCTGGGATGAACCGACACACGAACAGCAAATACAGGCCATCGTCGGCCGCGAACAGGCTGAACGTAAAGCCGCGAGCGCAGCTGCGCCGGCGACACAGCCACAAATGAAAATGCTTGCAGCCACAGCAAAACGCAAAGGCTTGACAGTCAAAGAAGACCTGCGTGTATTCTGTGCGGACACTGTGGGTAGGGACATCACGACCGCGAAAGAATTGACAAAGGCCGAAGCATCGGCCGTCATCGACGCGCTGACCGCACTGCCTGACAAGACGCAAGACAACTGAAGTGACCCCATCGCATGGGGGCGTCACGGCCGCGCGACCGTGTGTAGGTGCAAATCCTGGGCGACTAATCATCGTCACTTCGGCCGTCAGACAGCCTGGGCAAACGCTGCGCGCAGACAGGTGCAGCGTCAGTGTGAACCGTGCTGAATCAACGGTCGGCGTGGGCCCAGGGACACGACCGCCAACTAACATGACAGGCACAACATGAAAATCGCATGGCACTACACACCGCGCACATACCTGGACAACTGCACAACGTGCGGCGAAACAAACCTGCACACAGACTTCGGCGACCAGGTCATCGACGGCCGGACATACTGCGCGGCCTGCGCACACCGACTACGGACAACTGAGCGCAGCGAAGGCGTCAGGCCAACTGAGCGAAGCGAAGGCGGCAGTGCCTAAACGCACCAGCGACCCCACTTACAGACGACTACGCGCCGAACTATTACGCGACAAGCCACTGTGCCACTGGTGCAAAAAACGCACAGCCACACAGGCCGACCATCTCATCGAACACGACAAAGGCGGAACAGATACAGCCGACAACCTGGTCCCCAGCTGCGCCGAATGCAACGGACGCAGGGGCGCACGATACGGCAACGCCAAACGCCAGGCACGCCGCGCACGACGACCAGGACAGGCCACCGGCAAGGCCCAGGGCAGGGGGGGTTCACGCAAGGCCCCCGCAGGTCGTTTGGATGACAGGGGGGGTCGCC